GTCTGCATATACGCCGTGGTCGCTACTCCTGCACTGACCTAGAGCACTCCCAGATCCATCAACATCTCCCGAGCTTCCTCCTTCGTGATGACACCAGAAGTGGCGAGGCTAGCGATGGCTTTCATTGAAGACGAAACGTCAGAGTCCAATAATATATCACAACGAGCGCGAGACATGAACCTGGGTGTGTCTGGGCGCGAAAGTGGCGATGCAGCTCGTCGGTGATCGAACGTGGGCACGTGCTGATTCGTGAGCGGATCCTCTGCGAAGGAAAAGGATGACGTGGACGGCATGTTGGGGGGGGTCGAGGCACTTCGAACATCGAGTGTGAGACCAGTGAGAGACGTCGAACTTGTCGAGGCGATGACAGGCTCTAGGATTGGGGACATCACATTGAGTGGGGCATGCGGTTCTTCATCGTCCTCACGCGGGTCCTCCTCTTCAATATCTTCAACCTCATCGTAGACCTCTAACAACAGCCTCTTCCTCCCTGGATATCTGAGGTCAACATATCGACACCGTGCTTCGTGTCCATTTGTAGAAATGGCAATTATTCTACCGTTTGGAAGGGAGGTAGCACTGTTGATGCTGTTAGGTATGACAATCACGCCTTGACGGCTACGTGGAAACTTCGATGCTCTGCTTGCGTAATAAGGGGCGGGTGAGTCGGCGACGATAACGATGCCAGGTGACGCTGCTGTCAACATATACTCATCAACAAAGTTCGAAGGAATATGAGAAAATCGTTCATTCCACTCTGCTGCAGTCACAGTCTCACCTGCCTTAGCAAAGTCATCCAAGTCGAGTTTCCACGATAGCTCTTTGTCATCAATACCCATACCGGAAGACGAGGAAGGATCAACCTTACCAACTGATGGAGAACGCGGTGTATCGGATAGCGACTCGGCGTAATCGCATAACGGACAGGAGGCATCAAGAGCATAGCCTATGATCGAATCTCTCTCTTCATATCTCGCAAACTTGACCCTTTGTTCGAGTTGTGCACGTGTCTGTGGGGTCGAAGCAGTGTTGAGCTGTTGGGCGGATGCACAAACAAAGGAGTTCGATGATAACTGCGTTTGGTAAGGCTTCCATGCCATACGTGATGGAACGTAATTAGCTGTGGCATGGTGCTTTGTAGATAAATGTGAAATCAAGCCGGGGGTCAGTAGATGCATGTTGTGGGAGAGTAGGTGCGGGCGCGGGCGTTGATTTAAAATTGT